CGTTGAGCAGCAGGAGCCGCTCGTAGACCGACAGCGTGGCCTGCATCAGCTCACGCTATCGCTGAGCGGGATGTAGCGGGTGACCCCCTCCACGAGACACTTGATCCAGCCCTTGGCCGTGGTCGTACCCGCCGTCCCAGCGACACTCACCATGCCGCTCGCGGTGTCGATCGCGAACAGGTTGGTGATCTTGTTGCCGGCGTACACGAAGAACGCCTGCGCGAAGGTCGTATCACCGTTGTTCGAGAGGTAGACGAACTCGGTCTCGCCCGCCGTCACCGTCTGATCGAGATGGGAATCGAGCCACAGGACCGCGAGGTGCGAGACCGCGGTGTAGACCCCACCATCCTCGATCAGCCCGTAGATCGCATTCAGCATGACCCCGGAGCCGTTCATGGTCCCGTTGTTCGCCACCTGGCCGTAGACCCCAGTGAGGGACCCACCGGTCATGCTGTCGCCGGTATCGAGGCGCGCGACCCCTTGGAGCGCCCGGCATCCACCGCCCGTCACCGTGTCGCCCGTGGGGCGCCAGTCGAGCGTGGAATCCACGGCGAAGTGCGTGGCCGTGGCGCTGGTCGGCCGGGACCGGACCTCGATCGTGCTGCCCGAGGTCGCAGGCCGATTGTGCACCTTGAGGTAGGCCGGGGTGTCCGTGACCCCGATCCGCATGAACGGCGTCGTGGAGAGACCCGGCACGGCGTCGAAAATCAGGTTGCCGCTGTCCCACTTGGAACGCAGATTCGTGACCGACATAACCCGGTACTCCTTCCAGCGTCAGAGTTTGCGGGCGCCCGTTGCGCCACCAGTGGGGTGGGGAGGAATCGCCCTCCCCACCCCTGCATGCGCTACGCGACTTCGCTCTTCTCGTTCTCGGCGAACCGCGGCTCGGCCAACAGCGCGAGCACGCCGCCGAGCACGGCGTCATCCGTGGTCTCGTCCGCGTACAGCCGGACGTACTGGTAGCCGGTCGCGTTCACCGCGGCCGCCGTGACCTCGATCAGGATGACCTGCGCCGATCCGGCCGTGTTGGAGAAGCCGTCGGCGGCCGTGGCGGCCGTGACCGCTCCCGGCGCGGCGCCGGCCGTCAGCGTGCGGTAGTGGAACGGGATCGCCGTGGTGTTCGACGGCGTCACGTCGTCGCACGCCTGCACGGTGAACTTGTTGACCCCTGTCGTGCCCACGCCCCAGTGGACGATGAACACGATCCGGTTGTGATCCTTCATGTTGAACACGTCCGAGCCCACGCCGTCAGCACCGAAGACGTCGGCCACGGCCGCAATGCCCACTTCGACGTGGGACTGCTCGATCAGCAAGCCGCTCATGACAGGTACTCCTTTCGTTGCTTCAGTGCGTTACCGGGCGTCGAGCTTGACGAACGGCGACAGGGTGGCGCCGCTCGCGCCCTTGTAGGGCGTGATGGCGGACTTGATCTTCGGGGCGCCGTTGATCCGCAGCGTCCACCGGAACGTCATCTCGTCGTAGATGAACCGGACGTGCATGGATTCGGCTTCGCTCACGCCGCCCTTCGTGATCAGCTTGTAGTAATTGAGATCGGCGAACACGATGTCGCCGGTGTCGCCCAGCGCCGCCGCCTGCTCGATCTCGATCACCGGCCGGCCCTTGAGCCGCCCGAACGGGGAATCCGACAGCCCGCCGGCGGGCATGTAGACCAGTTCGCCCCCGGTGCCGACCGCGATGCTCAGCGCATCGAGCTGCGGCGTGCACTCCGTGTTGATGAACCACACCCCGCGCCGCTTCGCCCGGGGCAGGATCTTCGCCCACATCTTCGTCAGGTTGGCCGCGACGATGGTGTCCGCCGCCTGCCCCGACTCCTTCGCCACCGAGACCGTGCAGGCCGCGTTCAGAATCCCCAACGGCTGACCGACGCCCGTGCCGCGATAGATCGCATCGCCGACCACGAACCCCATCTCGTCCCGGAACCCTTCCGAGAAGACCTGCCCCATCGCCCTCGCGTCCTGCAACAGCTCGTCGGTGGCATACCCGAGTCCCATCAGTTTCGCGAGCTTCGACTCCCAGAACCCGATCTTGGGCTTCTTGGGCGTTCCTTCGCCGCCCTCGTCGGTCCAGTACACCTGAATCCCGCCCCAGCGCGACCCGGTTGCACGGCTTGTCTCGTCCAGCGTGACCACGCGGAGACTGTCCGCGCTGCCGGCGAGTTCGGTCGGATCGCACCGCCGTGTGATCTCGTCGGCACCCAGACCATCCTTCATGAGATCGACGGTGAAATCCGTCTGCACCATGAACCCGCCGTCGCCGCCCACGGCGGTTCCGGCGCCCGTCGCGGCGGCGTTGAGCCGCAGGAGCCGGGGATCGACGTTGCCGCCCCGGAACCCGCCGATGTTCACGCCGTGGGGAGCGCCCGCTGCCGCGATGGCCAGCAGGTTTTCACCGAGGTCGGCGAACACCCGGTCGGCGGCCCGGTCCACCGTCCCCCGGATCTCCCCGGGAATCGTGACGGGGACCGCCGGCGCGGCCTGCGTCCGCTTGAACGCGAGCAGCTCGGCCGAGATCTCGGTCTCGGTCTTCGTGCTGCGGATGTACTCGGCGGCCCGCTCCGGAACTCCGGCCACCGCGCACAGGTTGGTGATCGACTCGAATCGAGCCTTGAACGCGCTCAATTCGTCGGGCGCCCCGGAGACCGGGGCCGCTGCCGGAAGCTCTGGCATCCTGCGGTCCTCCATGTGATCGGCCTTCGGGGCCGGTGAATCGGCGACGGCCATTCCGTCGTCGGGTGTGTGGTGTGCCGCCGCGCGGGCCGACACGACCGGGCCGGACCACCCGCGGAGAACCGCGGCGGGCCGGACGGCCTGTTCGAGATGGACGGACTGGAGCAGCTCGGTGAGCCGGGCCGACGTGCTGGCCATCCGGCGCGGCCGGTCGAACACCGTCCGGGGCCGCTCGTCAGCCAGCGCCTGGTGGGTCGCCTCGAACGTCGCCACCCGGTGCGCCATCCCCGCCTTCACCGCGTCGGCGCCCACCATGATGCCGCCGTGCCCGAACTTCCCGGCCACCTTGGCTTCCGTGATCCCATAGTTGCGGGCCAAGTCCGCGATGAAGACGCCGGCGATATGATCCACGATCGCCAGGTATTGCTCCTTCCCGGCCTTGCTCGTGGGATCCACGTTCTTGTTGGGGCTCTGCGAGGAGATGAACTCGATCTCGCGCTTGCCAAAGAGCTCGGCCTGACGGTCGGGATTGGGCACGGTGATGCTCATCATGGCGCCGACGCTGCCGAGGATGCCGACGCTCGTGGTCACAACCTCGTCCGCCGCCGACGCGATCCAGAGCGCCGCCGAGCAGCAGTACCCACCGACATGCGCCACGATCGGCTTGGTCCCGCGCGCGTTGAAGATCAGGTCGGAGAGCTCGGCGGCGCCGAACACCTCGCCGCCCGGGCTGTCGATGTCGAGCACGATCGCACGCACCGCAGGGTCTTCGAGCGCCGTCGTGAGGTCCCGGGCCAGCGCCTCGTAGGAGGTCGCCCCGCTGATCTCGCTGAACAGGTCGGCGTAGCGGAACATCGGCCCCACGATCGGGATCGTCGCCACCCCCTCGCGCACCGACACCGCGCGGGTCGTCTCCAGGAGTTCCCCCGCATGACCGGCGATCGCGTCCGGGGACTGCCGCAGGGCAATCGCCAGCATCCGCCGGCCCCAGTCCTCGGAGACGGCCCACGGGATCGTGAGCAGGGTTTCCACCACCCGGCGCGCGGGGCGCCTGGATTCGGCCATCACCGGCCTCCCTTCAGCGATCGCAACAGCGTCTCAACCTCCGTCTCCCGGTCCTCCGGAGGACGGCGACCGTTGCCATTGGGGGACGGAGGCGTGACCGGCAACTGCCGCTCCCGGATCATCCGCTCCTCCGCCACGAGATCATCCAGCACTTCCTCGAACTCGACGCCCTGAGCGTTCAGGACCTGCTGCCGGCTGCCCATGTGATGCTGGCGGGCGAGAATCGCGGCCTCGACGTCGTTCTTCGGATCCACCCACGCCCAGCCGCGGGGCTGCCAGGACACCGCCTGATAGCGGTCCAAGGGCACGCGCGCATCCAAGCGATGCGCCGTATAGGCCCAGGGGAGCCAGGCGTCGTACACACGCTGGTGGAAATGCTCGATCAGCCACTGCTGGGTGTCGCGGTAGCTGTCGCGCTCGTCCAGCATCCCGGCCCGAATCGAGGAGTAGTTCACTCCTTCGAGATCGTTGGCCAGCGCGTTGTAGGAGACCCCGAGGCCCGTGGCGACCGACCGCAGGACGCCTTTCACGAAGTCCGGGAACGCGGCCGTGGGATGCTGGGGGGTGAACGCCACGGCGTTCATGCCCGCCGGCAACTCGGTGAACGTCGCCGGCTCCATCTCCATCGTGAGCGTCGCCTTGGGGTCTTCCTGGGTATCCAGACTGTCGCCGAGATCGTCGGCGTCGCGCGTCAGGAACCCGCCCTGCGAGGCCGCGACCCGGGCAGCCACCAGCTCGGCCTCGAAGTAGCCGCGGAGCATGTTCAGGTCGAGCATGACCGACGCGATCCACGGGACGTAGCGCGTCTGAGCGGGCCGATCGGGTTCGCCGAGGAAGATGATGTCGTCCGCCGGGATGCGTTTCCGCTCCCGGCGCGTGGGCTCCGCGGGGTGGCCGGCCCAGACGTGATAGGCAACCGGCCGCCCCCACGGGTTCAGCTCCACGCCCATCCGGATCTCGTTGCCGCCATTGGCGGCGGTGACGTTGTACTTCTCGTCCAGTTGATCCGGGTCGAGGAGCTGGAGCGCGAACCCGAAGGGGTTGTCGAAGCCCCGCACGATCCGGATCAAGACTTCGCCATCCGCCGCGGCGTTCGTGATGGCGAGCCCCTGGAGTTGCCGCCAGGAGAGCTTGCCGTCCACCGTGCACGTGCCGACCTTCCCCCACTCGTGCCACGCGGTTTCCACGGCATCGTTCGCGACCCCCATCGCGGTCCCGGCCCGCTGCATCCGCGCCTGGAGCCGAATCCCGTGCGGGCCCACGACGTTCTGCCGCAGGAGCCGGACGTACCGGCGACACCAGGGGGTGTTGCGGACCAGCTCGCGCGCGCGGGTCCGCAGATCGATCAGGGCGCCCCGGATCTCCTGGTCCACGCTCCGGTGTGACATGATCCAGTCGAGCGTGAGCCGATTGGTCGCGGCGCCGGCGTACCCGGTCTGGGCCTTCGGGGGTTTAGCGAGCGAGCGGACGAAGCCCATCAGCGGAGCCCCTTCCAGGTCAGCGCCAGGAGGATCCCGCCCGCGGCGATCAACGCCCAGTGCAGACCGAACTCCCCCCCGACGCCTGCGGTCACCGCCACCAGTCCGCCGTAGGCAATGACGTCGTGCCGGTCCCGGACGACGAAGCGCAGGCCCCGCCCAAGCGCCCGCACGCCGGCCGCGAGCGCGCGGAGAGGGTTACGAGACAGCGGGGAAGCTCACGAGATGCCGCCGGCCGGTCGTGGCCGCGCGTTCCCGTTGGACGAGCGCGGCGTAGCGGCCGCGCAGCTTCATGAGATCGGCAATCGGGA